GGTTACCTAAAAGTAACGCATTCTCAATACCTTTAGCGTGTGATCTTACAATTGACTCTCTGATGAGAGGTAAGATTGGCATGATTGCATCTTCTTCAGTCTCGTTACCTAAGTAAGATTGTGAAATAAGTTTGTGAGTTGATAGAGTTTTCTCTGTCAAGTCAATACCTCCGAAAGGTGCACCATAGGTGTCGCCTGTCTGAGCCAAGTTACCATGTGGTGAAGAACCACTAGCAGTTTGGTTTGAGGTGAATTCAGCGTATCCGCTGTCTGGAAGGATAGGGATAATCATGTTAGCAGAATTCATTTGAATTTCTCTAAATAACGGTGCTAATACTAGCTCGTTTTGAATATCTCTTTCAACGTTTGTAGAAACAACTTGCTCAAAGTCTGCACTTGAAACGCCAACACCTGAGTGTGCGTTTACTTTTTCCATTACGCTTTTAGCATAAGGAGTGTCATAACCTTTACCAGTTGCAAGACCTAAAATCTTAGCATCTACTATATCGCCTTCAAAAGCTTCTTTCCAGTTTTTGTTGCCTCTATCTTGGAAAATCCTTTTTGACTCACGCATAGCTTGAATCTCTTCAGATTTTGAAGTTAGTTCGGATTGAAGTTCTTTAACAACAGACTCTAAGTCTCCTTGTCTTTCTTCAACTTTCTTAGCAACGTCTTCGATTAGCTTTTCAGCTCCAGAAATACTTGACTTAACAACTACTTTCTGTTCTTCCTGTTTAGCTTCCAATTCAGCTTTTTCAGATGCTTCTACTTCAGCTTGCTTTTCAGCAACTTCTTTAGCTTCAGCTTCTTCAGCGGCTTTTTGCTCGGCCTGCTTCATTGCAATTTTAGCAGCAGTATCTTCTGCTACTTGCTTTGCAAATGCTTCAAGGTCGAACTCAGGGCTTACTTCAGGAGTTTTATTTTCTTCTGACATTTTCGTCTCCGTTTTGTCGGCTTTTGCCTCGCTTGACTGCTCAATCTTTGCGTTAGCGTCGATTGAGGAAGTCTCTTGAATAAAGTTTTTCTTGAACTGATTGTACTCTTCCATGTTATCAAATGACTTTGCTACAGAGAAGACTGCTGTTTGGTTACAAGGAACGGAAACAACAGACACTTCGAATAGTTCAGCGTCCTTTATCTTATATCCATCGGTTTCTGATATATAATCAGCGTCCTTGACTTTGAAACCGACAGAAAAAGCTCCAAGAACGCCATCTTTAATAAGATCTTTAATTTCGCCAGCAGATTTTGAGATACGAGCAGTAAGCTCTAACCCATTGTCTGTGACCCCTATTTCTTTGGCACGACCAATTGGTCTGTCATAGTTGTGATTAAACAATATGACTGGATTATTTTTAAAGTTTTCTAATCCACCTTTTGTCCATGCGCCTCTTTCAATAATATCACCAGCTCGGTCTAATGCGTCCGTACTAGCACTTCCTTTGATGTCTAATCCGCCATCATCATCTTCGCCTAGTGTTTTGAAAGTGTTTGTCCAATGAAATATTTTTTGTGACATATTAGTCCTCCTTCTCAACTACCTTTGCCTCTTTCTTTTTAGGGGCTGGAGCAGGAGCTGGAGTTACTTCAACTGGAAATCTATGTTTAGCAGCAGATAATACTCTGTTCCAAGAACCATACTTCCTTCTTAAAAGGTAATCCCTTACTTTCTCGTCCGCTTTATAATCTGATAGGCTTATAGTATCTACATTTTTGGCCTGCATATACTCGCTTAAAGCCTTTAGCATCATATTTTTTGTCATAATTATTCTTCCTCTGCGGGTGGGGTTTCTTCTGGCCTGCCACCTTGCTCTGGATTCGCGGCACTTCCTGCAATATTTGCAGGAACTCGCGGTTGATCGAATCCGTCAATCGTCTCAAGTCTCAACGCCTCCCTTGCTTCGTTCGGTGTTAATATTCCCGTGTTTACAAGTGTTGCGTAATAATTGGCCTGGTCTCGTAGTTCAGGCTGAAGTGCGGGCACGTCGCTCACATCTTCATTTAGTTTAAAACCGAAGAACCTCTCGAAAGCATACCCCATCTTTCTAATGATAGGTAGTATGGTTTCTAAATAGTAAAGACGGTGGTTAGGCCTAATATTAGCATTATTACCTCCGTCCAATAAAACAGGTGGTATTCCCATAGCTTCTAAAATTATCTTTTCGTTGGTTTTTATACCTTCTTGAAAATCTAAGTTTTGGAAGTTGACTTCCGTCAAGTTTTCCACCTCTAATCCACCATCTAGGAATAACGGTCTACGACCTCCTGATTGCGGATTATACCTAGCAACCCAAGCCTGTAACATTCTTTCTTTGATTTTCTCGGAAAGAGTGTTTGGTGACTTAAGTACTAAACCTGGTACTGCTCCATTTTTGAAGAAGTTATCTTGGAATCTTCTCATACTGCCAAGTAACTGCATGGTTCTCCATGCTGGCTTCAATCTTGGAACTCCTCTATAAATAGAGTTAAAACTGTTTTCTTTTATGTGTATAATCTCTTTAGGACTATACTCAACTCCGTTATCAAACACAAACTTATCAATGTAAGTGCTTTCATCGGTTTCTATCGTAACTTTGTCTGCGGGTAAATGATAGAGGTGTGCTCCATCAAAATAGATAAAGATGTTTCCATCTAGTAATAAATCTGTGACTAAGTTCCTTTTAAATGAACTTACGTCTTGAAAAGGATTTGGCTCTCTATTTAGTAATAAATCGAGCTTACTTCGTCTCATGTTTTTGACGATATTATTCATTCCTTTTAATTGCATACCTACGTCAAAAGGTATATCCGCAGCGTCGTCCACTATCATGTTAACTGCGCGGTTTACTACCTCTAACTGTTCGTAAGCATTTCTATAATTGGTGACAACTTCTCGAGTACTTAGAGAGCCACCTTCTTCCCCAGCAATATATGGTTGGGAAGGATTTAACTTCTCCCATTCCTCACTAGGTGTTGTTCTGCCTAATAGTCTGTCATACCATGCCATATTTTTCTCTCTGTATACCCACCCATCTTTCTTGTTTCCTTGCTGTTACTACCTTAGGGCGTTTGCCGTAGATGGAGTGAAGTTTCATATGATGTTCGTGACATAATGTAACAGCAGACTCATAAAGTTCCTTGTTGTGTTCAGTTATGAACTGTTCCCTGATACTTATAATATCTTCTGCATCAGTTATTTTTATCTTATTCTTTCTCAGCCAAATCTCTAACAACTCTGTTAGTCCGTGGAAATGATGAAAGTCTAGATTCTCTGTTGCTCCACAGATAAAGCATTCCGTCCCTTTATTATATTTTGACTTAGCCTTGTCCCGAACATATTTAACTAGATCTCGTTTTAGTTCCATAACTTATTCCATTCATTAAATTATACTATCTTTCGGGTATGTTGTCAAGAACTATTTTTGTGCGGTGGTAGCTAGAAGCTAGTGACACTTGTCTCGAACGAGTACAACGCATATCGTAATGCATCTGCCATATGAGAAGCGTAGTTGTGTTTTGGTTTCTCTTTCAATAAATTAGGATTGGGATCCCATTGGTACTGGTCAAGTGCACTCAGAGTTTCGTGACATTTTTGGTCAACTATAAGATTATTATTATCACAGATTGCTGCAACATGACCTATGCCGTCCAGTACGGACTTCTTTGCGTTGATAGTCGTAATATCATAGTTTTGTGCAAAGTCAAATCTAGTTTGCTGTGCTGCCGAATCTATGTAAATATAATCTATATTCCATTTGTTTATTAGTTCTCTTATTTTCTCAGCGTGTTGTTCTGTAGTTCTTTCTGAATCTAAGTACTCATCTAATAAGTAGTATTTTGATGCGTCCCAGTCATACCCGATTACACAGAACGCTGTGGGGTCTTTATAACCTACGTCCATTCCAGCAAAGATATCCATTTTCGAAACATCTAGTTCCGATAAATCTTGTTGACATTTGTCTCTCTGGAAACCCCATATCTGTCCTTCAAATACATTGAAGTCAGCCATATATTCTTGATTAAACTCAGCCTCTGACATTGT